GTTATCTCGTTGATCGAGCGATCTGCCTCATAAAGTATGACCATGGATGCGCAGCAAGTGTTGGTGTTGACCCGTTGGGGAGCGCGATGGATGAAACATGCCTGGAACATTTTGGTGGAGGGCAATTCCAGAGAGCAATTGGCGAAATCTTTGATTTCGAAATTGGACGAGGAGAAATGTGACCCTGAGGCTTACGTGGATGCACATACCTACACAACGACTCATACGGTCTATAATAAGATCACTGGTGAGGAATTGGTTGGGCGTGTGGCACGTGAGAAGAAGGTGCTACGCAAAGGGCGTCGTTCAAACTTTTCTTGTACTATTGCACAATTGGCCTATAACAAATTCGGCCAGCGAAGTATGAGTGAAGCCAATGTATTGGTAACACGTAGATGGATCCAAAAACTGTTGGAAGAACCACAATATAAGGATCTACGTGTATGTGATAAGAATATAGCGATTGATAGAGCGCTATTCTTATCCTTTGTACCTACTGATGCTTTCCGAGAAATGAAAATGGTTGTCCAAACCAAAACCTGGGCTGATCGTCTGGATGCCAACAGCGTCTTTGGGAAGGTGTTTAGTTTGGTCTCAGCTGCTACTGCCTCTTCGGAGGCAGGAAACAGCCGAGCTTTACTATAGGGGTGCCCTGCACAGGCCACTGGTTCGGGCTGCGGTAAGACGCAGGCTTTGGGAGTTCCCCTGCTGATAAACGGTTGGTTTGAATCACCTGTTTTGAAGCAGAATAAGCGACGCCTGGACTGTTTGCAGTGGAAATCTGTGTTGGGTAACCCTAAGGAACGACGCTACGTAAAAGTGGCTGGCGTTGCTCCTGACATCGAAATTGAGCCATTTACAAATGATCTCGATACTTTACTACGAGGTGTAGCTGAACGGGTGTTTTTCGTGAAGGGGAAATCTGGCTTTGTCAGACCACCTAAACCTAAGCCGTTCGTCTTCTCCCACACACTGGCGAGTGTGCGGGAAACTCTGGTATCTCTGCTTCCTTCGACCGCCCCGTGCACCCATCAACAATTTGTTGATGCATACGAGGGCCGCAAGAAGCAGGTTTACCAGAGTGCTCTTGATGACATCCGTGCGGGACGGGGGTCGTTAGAGGAGGATGCGAAACTACAGATATTTGTTAAGTACGAGAAGACTGACCGCACTACAAAGAAGGATCCTGTTCCACGTATCATATCACCCAGGGATCCTAAATTCAATGTGAGACTCGGTAGGTATTTGAAGCCCTTGGAGCATAAATTGTTTAAATCTATAACAAAGATGTTTGGGCATCCCACAGTGATTAAAGGTTACAACGCGGAAAAATCAGCCGCGCTGTTACATGAAAAGTGGGAGATGTTTCGGAACCCGGTGGCTGTTGGACTTGATGCTTCCAGATTCGACCAACATGTATCTTATGATGCCCTTAGTTGGGAGCATGACATTTATTTGTCATGCTTCAAACAAAAGAAGCATAAGAAGCGGTTGGGTCGTTTATTAGGGATGCAGTTAGTCAATCATGCCGTTGGGTTCGTGCCGGATGGACAGATACGATATACCATTGAGGGCACTAGGATGAGTGGCGACATGAACACGTCAATGGGCAATTGTTTATTGATGTGTTCTATGATTAAAGCTCATGCCGACGAAATGAAGGTACCTATCGCATTGGCTAATAACGGGGATGATTGTGTCGTCTTTATGGAGAACGATGACTTGCCTCGTTATATGTCAGTACTTTCCGATTGGTTTTTGGGTATGGGTTTTAATATGGCCATTGAAGAGCCCGTGTATGAGTTCGAGCAGGTTGAGTTCTGTCAAACCAAACCTGTTTTCGATGGCTCTATGTGGGTGATGTGCCGAAACCCCAAAACCGCAATTGTGAAAGATTCCATCATGTTGAATGCTTGGCAAGGTGCAAGTTTATACCGAGGCTGGTTGGATGCTGTCGGTACTGGCGGGTTGGCTCTTTCTGGGGGCCTTCCAGTTTTCCAGAACTTGTATCACCTATATGTGCGATCAGGAGAGAAGCGCGCTATACCTAAGGAGTTGCTGCCTTGGAGCTTCCGAAAGTTAGGTGAGGGGACCAACCGTGTTTTTAGGGATGTTCACCCAGAAGCACGTTCCTCATTCTATAGCGCATTCGGTATCACACCAGATGAACAACTGGCGATGGAGGATTACTACACCTCCATGACGCTCAATTCCATACCTGAAGCGTACTGGTACCGAAAGGTTTTCATTGATTGAAAACCACGAGGAATAAGGTCACCTCGATAATCCACCCTGTATCATGGGGTCCCCCTCTTAGCAGCCAAATCCAATTTGAAGGGCTAATATAAAAGCCAAGTGACTGCACGGCTGGGAAAGGGAGGCTTACACCACACAGCACATAAGGCGAAAATGGTTGTTTCCGGGTAAACTGGAAAAACCTCAGTACCCGGTGGCTGCGGTGCGAGCCCTTTCTTGAGGGGGATGAACAGTCCGGTTGTGATGCTGGATCCCATACAATCACATGTCTAGTAATTCTACTTGGACCTTTGACGAATTTTCAGATTTTGGAACAGTCTGGTCAGCTCAACGAGGATCTATTAGCTCCTTTGGTACTCTCGATACCTCTGCTTTCAACGCTCTTGTTCATCCAGAACAAGATCTTGCGGGGTTTGAATTGGAGCTTGGGGAAGTAGCTGAAGTTACCACTGAGTTAATACCCATTTGGGAATTAGCTTTACCTATTGGCTTGTTTGTCGGAGCAATTGCGATAGAATCATGGTTAAGTCACAAATCGCACGCAACAAAGGAAAGAGCCAATCAGCTACACGGGGAACAAATGGCCCAAAACGCAGAAACTCTCGCGTTGGAGGGGTCGGTACCGTTCGTCAGCCTTCCAAGGCTGGTGGGACGACGTACTCGACGCCGCCGGCGGCAGTAGGAGCCATATCCCGGGGAGTCAAACCACGTATCGTACCAACTAATGGTGGACAAATGGTCATAGGTGAGGATTATGTCACAACTTGCTCTCCTCTGAACGCTAGTTCAGGATGGTGCACGGTTGGTGGCTTTCCTGTTTGCCCATACTCATTTGGTCCCAACACTTTGACCGATATGTGTCGCACCTATTCAGAGTGGATATGTCGTAAACTTGTTGTTTTCTTCGTTCCCGCAGTTGGGACAGGGGCAAATGGCCAAGTTGCAATTTATCGGAAAACTGATAGGTCGGACCCTCATATAGATCCGACGGGTTTCGGTTTCTTCAACTTCGTATTGTCTCAACAATCAGGAGTTCTTGGACCCGTCTGGCAACCAACAGCCGTTGAAGTGCCATGCAGTTCAGACTGGCGATCTACCGTCCCGTTATTAGCGCTTGATATCAACGATGATGCGGACGGAGAGGTGTTTATAGCCACGAATAATGGAATATCTGGTGCCATTGCCCCTTCAATTGGTATTGTCAAAATACAATACATGTTTGAATTTAGGGGCATGGCTAGAAATCCTCGTGGCAGTTTACTGCCCACACCTAGACAGGTATATTTCAATTTATCCTGGGGCAGTAATGGTGTTGCTGTTACAACGGTGCAGTCGGTGAAAGGAGGGCTATTTGGGAACGACCAATCAGGC